CTCGCACACGCGTTTGCGTGTGCGAGGATTTCATTTAGTAGTTGTCTCTATTTTGGAGACACAACTGGTGGACGGGGGTCCGCCCCCGTTACACCGTTTGTCGGAACAATGGGGTACGCCCCATTGTTCCGTGCTATTGACGATTTTATTTTCTTAACTAGGTATCGAAAGTGTTAAACCAGCTTTCACCAAACTTTCTACGGAGATTGTAAGATTAAATCTGACCTGCTAGACGTATCATAAAATCCAATGTTTACTAGTATTGCTTAAAGCTGTCCGATCATGAGGAAGTACCTACTTTCGGATGTGGTATTTATGAGGCCCGTCACTTGGCCTAGTATGAAAGAAGTGACCACCAAACCAGTCCGCGAACTATGTTCGTTTATAGTTATGATGTGTACCTTTTCTAAGGCGCGACTATTTAGTTTCACATTTTATAAATTGGTGACAATTTACATAATTATATTCGTTTAGTGTGCGGAGAGCCGTAGACCTATGGTGTATGTTGATTTGAAAGAGCTTGCTCTTAGTCAGTACATTGAAAGCCCTAGTGGTGTAGTAAAACATAGGTCGCTTTGTGAACGAGAAACCCCAACTTTTGGGGCTTTCAGTTCGCATGGCTCTGGTATTTATTAATAAACCAGAGATGTGCGATTGTAAAGCCTGTAACAGTGTCAATTTGACACAAAAAGAAAAAGAGGAGTCCGAAACATTTTTCGGACAGTACTGGCCTTTGCTCCATTCGGGAGCGAGTTTTTGTTTGAATAGAACTCGGAAGGTGTGCCAGTATATGAAGGATTGGATGTTGGTCGATCGGTGTGTAGAATGCAATCGACTATTTCACAGACGGGAGGAAGATGGCAAGTATGCCGGTCTCTGTAAACGACACAGAGACATGAAGCCACAAATGGGTTTCATTGGCGTAGAGCAGCCACCTTTTTGGCTTGTTAAAAACTGGATGTTCTTTATGTCAGTTCTTATGCTATGCTTTGCTCCTTCTACGAGTTTTGTCTGGGATTTGGTGTATGGGCTGCTCTTTATATGCATTTTCACTATGTCCGCTTGTGTTTACACTTCCATTGTAACAATGATATGGAGGATGTTTTACACAAAACGTCGAAATGTTTATGAAGAACAGCTTGGAATCCGTTTGCCATCGTTTGTGACTCCAGATTTTGTTGCTCGAGAAACTACTTTATTGTTAGCTTTGAAAACTAGCATTGTTTCTAGTAGCGATAAATCTGGTGTTATTGCTGCTTTAGTGTCATATGCTCAAGCTCATAGTCAACGTTCTCTCCTGGGTCATTTAATGTCTTTTATGAGATCAGAAAGTGATCGTAATTGGTATGAACTTGTGAGCGGGCATATTAATACTATGATAGAGCAGGATGGCGAAGACGAGGAAAAATGGTTAAATGATTTGAAGGAAGCATTGACTAATTGGACACGTTATCGCGAGAATAAGGATATTAAGAATTTCCTTAAACTTTTGAATTATGTTGTTTCTGTTGGAATGTGTGAAGCTTCTAGTTTGACCTTTAAAATGGGAAGACTTACTTTCTTTGCTCCTGTTGTCTATAAGAATCAAATAAATTGTGTTGATTTAATGGATCTTGTGTGCACAACTGCCATCGGTTTTATCGAAGGTGGCTGGCGTGTATACAAAACAGGTGAAGTATCCGCATTCTTTGCTCACGATGAAGATATGAAGATATTTGAAGAGAAATATAATCGTATTCGTGATATTCATGGTTATTCTTTGACAGGAAACTTAAAAGAACATGCTAATATTGCGGAAACGGATTATGAAGTCCTCCTTGATGAAATCATTGCTCTCGGTGACAAGGTTGCTAAGAAAATATCTCGTACGATGACTGTTGAAAAGAAATTTGTAATGGATAGACTTGATAGATTACGTGATTGGCGAAATGAGTTTACACAAGTTCGCACACGTGGTGGATTGAGGAAATCCCCATTTGCTGTTTCTTTGTATGGAAATACGGGTGTTGGAAAGAGCACTTTAAATCAGTTGACATATGAAGCAATTGGTCGTTATAATGAAATTGATGTTTCAGATGAACGAGTTGCTGTATGGGCTGATAATGATAAGTATGCTTCCAATATTCGTTCATCGACGAATGTTATTATTTTTGATGATCTTGGAAATACAACACCGAAATTTATGGATTTTTCGCCAGTTTATCGTCTTATTCAAACTATTAACAATGCTTTGTTTCTTGCACCTATGGCTGAAGCATTCCTGAAAGGGAAAGTTGCACTTCATCCGTGGATTGTCATGATAACAACAAATGTTGAACATTTGCTGGCCGAACAGTATTCAGAGAAACCCGAATCTGTACTTCGTCGTATGTTCCATGTTAAAGTGGAAGTACGAGAAGAGTTTCAGACCGACGGTCGACTGGATTCTCGTAAGGTCAAGGAGATATATGGGATGAAAAGAGATGCTGATATTTGGTTACTCACTGTTAGAAGATGTGTCGTTGGTGCACCCAAGACTACTAATTCTGATAAGAACCATTATGAGCTACAACCCATAACGTTTGAAGGCGAGGAAATGTATAAAGTCGATGTCTATACGTATTTGCGATGGGCACAAGTTGCGTCAAAAGATCATTTTGATTTTCAAGCAGAATTAATTGAACTTAATACTGTTAAAAAAGATGATGATAAATGTTGTACTAAGTGTGGTTTCGCATTTTGTGATTGTGAAAAGATAGAGATGGCTGAGCAATGTGCGCGTTTGCCAAGCGAAGTCGATCTCAATGTTCATCCTGATGATGACTCAGTAGTTGGAGAACTTAATGAGTTATGTCATGGATTAAGGACTATGTTGGGTGTTGATGATTGTTTTGAAGAAAATGCGTCACCTTTGCTTCGATCCATTTTGCGTCGCTTACTTTGGTATTGTGCAGGATATTGTTTTGGCTTTGTATTACAAGTCTTTATTATGATTTTGCAGCTACCAAGTGAGTCTCGTGTTCAATTTATTCGCTATTATGCTGCCTGGGCAAGAAATTATCTCATTTCATGGAGAAATAGCTTGCGTAGGTCAGTTATGTGGAATTTGTATAGATTTGCACGATGGCAATTACAACAGCGTTGGAATATCCGCGCATTTTTCTGGCGGATGAGAGAAACAAGAACTGAAGATCTTATACACCTGGATAGATGGTATAACGACTCCATTTTTGATTGGGTAGCTTGGGTACCTGAGAGCTTTATAACATCACCGTGGGTGACGTTTTCTGTTCTTTATTTGCGTAGGTATGAAATTCTTGATCGAAGATGGAAGGTGTTGATGGTGTACGCTTATTGTTTTATTGTATCTGCCTGGTGGTTTATCAATGGTTGGTTTTTATCTAGTTTCGTTATTTTCTACAGCACCATTTTAGTTATTGCTGTAATTTTGTATTACGAGAAGCAAGCCGTTAAGCAGGAACTATTACAACGAAATAATGCGTTGCCGGCGTATGTTAAGATCTTTAAAGAGCATTCCGGGAAGTTGCTATTAGGTGTTGGATTGTTTGGTCTTTATTATGTTTTCCGGTGGATTTATGGTATAAAGAAAGTCTTTTCTCCTCAGGGTAATTTGAACCCCCAATCTATGGAAGATGTTAAAGAACGCGATGTCGAACCAAATGTCTGGGCTTCTCATTATATTTCACCATTGCCTATGAGTACCGCGTCGAAAACCACAACTGCTCATGATTTAGCAAATCTGTGCACAGAGAATCTTGTGTACATTGAAAGTTCTAAATATTTTATTCGGGGGTTTTTAATTGAAAGCAATTTTATGATTATTCCTGCCCATTTCATTAAGAAACATTGGCAAGATGGATACGATGACTTTGATGTTCGTTGTTGGAGAAGGAACCCAAAAATATGTGGTGCTAATTTCCGCGACAAGATTGCTAAGGAATATACATATTTAGTTCCCGGCACTGACTTTGCGATTTGCTATACCCCTAACTCGGGAAGTATGGGCGACATGCGTAAGTTTTTGCCCACAGGCGCTGTAACGGACTCAGATGCCACTTTTATTTTAAAGGACAAGAGCGGAGACGTTGAGTTCGCAAAGACATTTTACCGACATGATAGGACGGGCATTGACCATTATTCCATGCGGCATATCCCCGGGGGAACTTATAAATTGCCTTTTGATACTGCTGAAGGTATGTGCATGTCACCTCTTGTCTCTCGCGGAAAAGGAACAACAATTCTTGGCTTTCACTTGTGTGGTCAAGGCCGCACAGGTGGGTGTGGCTATTTGACATTTGACCAGGTTGAGACTGGCTTGGGACATCTTGCTGAGATCCCTGGTGTCGTTAGAACTGTGAGCCGGGGGACTTTGCCAAAAGACCAATATGGAGTCAAATTAATTGAGGAAGGGGAGGTACATCGAAAGAGTGCGACTCGTTTTATAAGTGAGGGATGTTCCATTGAAATTTACGGTCCTACCTCCGGAAGAGCTACACCAAGTTCTTCTGTAGTTCCAACAATAATTTCTGATATTGTCGCGGATGTTACGGGTGTACCACAGCAATGGGGTCCACCCAAAGTAAAGGGTGAAGGCGTCTACCCATACCAGGTAGCATTAGAACAGTTATCTCATCCATCTTTATCTTTGGGCAGTATTGTCGTTAAAGCTGTACGTTGTTATCGTATGCAATTTCTTAAAATTTTTAAAAAGCTACCGGAACTGTTTAAGGAGTGCGAACCCCTAACACAGGTTCAAACAGTTTGTGGAATTGTTGGAAAGCGTTTTATCGACGCAATGAATTTTAACACCTCACCTGGATGGCCTTTAACCGGTGAGAAAGCTAAGCTCTTAATCGACCTTGATCCCAGCGAATACCCAGATAGTGGTAAACCCAGAACATTTGTCCCCGAGATCTGGGAGGAAGTTGAGCGCATTAAGAGGGTACTACTCTCTGGAGAGCGCTGCTATTGTGTTTGGAAGGCATGTTTGAAAGATGAGCCGACAAGACTGACTAAGGATAAGGTGCGCGTTTTTCAGAGTGCACCTCTTTCATTACAACTTCTTATTCGTATGTACTTCTTACCTATTGTTCGTATTATTCAACTGAACCCGTTAATGTGTGAGTGTTTAGTGGGTGTGAATGCTGAAGGTCCCGAGTGGGAACAGTTAGATAAATTCATGAATTCTAAGGGTAAGAATGTTCTTGCCGGGGATTATAGTAAGTATGATCAAAGGATGCCTGCACAGCTTGTGATAGCTGCTTTTTCGATTTTAATTTGGGTTGCCGAATACTTATGTGAGTATCCTGAGGAGGACATAAGGCTAATGAAGGCGTTGGTGGCAGAAATTGCCTATCCTTTGATGGCATATAATGGCGATTTGTTGATGCTATTTGGGTCAAATCCTTCAGGCCAGAACTTGACAGTTATCATTAACTCTATTGTTAATTGTTTATTATTAAGAAGTTGTTATTACACCAAGTATCCAAAGGAACCACCCGGATCCTTTACTGACTATTGCGCATTTGGAACATATGGTGACGATGTCAAGGGAACAGTGTCCGAAGAGAGGAGTCTTTTTAATCATATCTCCTTTGCTGAGTTTTTATCGCAATTCGATATGAAGTTCACCATGCCTGAT